TTATTTAAAATAAATATTTCAGATTTAGAATTACTATTTAAATACCATATATTATAAAATAGTTTTTCTTTATTGAATATTATTAATTTTGATATTTGTTTTATAGTTTTAATTAACATTAATATTAATAAAACTTCATACAGACAATTAAATCCAATTGCTGCAAAAATAGTTAAACAATCATTATCATCTAGTGAATTATCATTAAGAGTTTTCTGAAGACTAAGAACTTCTGTGTAAAGTTCTGTTTTTACAAAGTTTTTTTCTTCATGTTTAATATTAAAAATATTTGATGAATATTGTGTATCTATTAATATTAATTTTTGTTGTAATATTTCTATTTCACTTAAAAAAACATTTCGTGGTATTGAATCAAATTTTATATCTAAAAAAAATTTTATTTCATTATTAATATTTCTAATTATTTTATTTTCTTTTGGATGAATTATATAAAACTTACCATCATAATCAGAAATAGATTCAAATAATTGACCAGAATATGCTCTCGTTAAACATATATTTTCAATAATTGATTTTGGATAATATTGTTTATTCCAAAATAATTCTTTATTTATTATATTGTTTTTAATACTATATTGTTTACATAAAATATTTAATATATTTTGTTTGAAAAATGTATTTATTATTTTTAAAAATTCTTTATTATTTAAGTTTTTATTATAAAAATATGAATTATAATTATTTGGATTACATGATGGATCAATAATATATGTTTCTTTTTCATTTGATGTTTCATTTATTTTATCATTATGTAATAATTTTAAATACATGTTTGTTTGGTCTTCTTGTGTAATTTTATATTTAGGTTTAATTATTTCACGACTTCCTTTAGAATATACAAAATACGCAATACCGTCTGACACACGTCCAATACGTCCTTTTCTTTGAACCCGTGATGCTTCTGCTATTTCTTCTATATTTAATTGAGTTAATCTAGATTCTGATTTAAATTCATTTACTTTAGCATATCCTGTATCAACAATAAATTTTAAACTATTAATAGTAATAGATGCTTCCGCAACATTAGTAGCAACAATAATTGCTCTTTTATAAGAATAAGAAGGAACACTTGGGTCTTCTATAAAATTTTCTCCCCATTCTAAATAAATTCTCTCTCTTTTATTTTTAATAGTATGTATTTTAGTTTCAATTTTTTCAACAATATCTTTATAAAAAACGTGCAACCCAGAATAAAACGGTAGAGCAATATTTCCTTGCGGTAATATCTGATTTAATGTTTCAACTGCCTTGTTAATTTCAACTGCACCAATTGAAAATAAAAGAATATCACCAGTTGGATATTTTTGACATATTTCTAATATTGTTTTATAACTTTCTTCTTGTGTTAATTCTGCTGCTTTTTTTTTTGTTAAATGTTTAATAGACACGTTTTCATTATAAATTTCAGAAACTATATATTGTGTAGTTTGACCAGGTGGAGAAATATGAAAACGTCTATCCATGTATATTGTATCAGGAACATAAATATTATAATCAGATAAGTCTAATATTGGATGTTTATATAATGGAGCTTTTATTGGATATAATAAATCATCATTGATGCATCTAAAATAAGAACGATAAATTGGTTCATCTTCATCCATTGTAGCAGACATAATTATTAATCTTAACGAATTATTATATAAACATGATTGTCTAGTTAATGTCAAAACCATATCCATATTTGTATTATGTTCATGTGATTCATCTAAAATAATAATATCATAATGATTTTTATAACCATACTCAAAATCTTTTTTCCCAATCTTAAATATTTGCTCTTTCAGTAGTGGATTAGTTTGTAATTCTTCATATATTGTCCCGTCTGTTAAAATTTTTAATGTTAAATGTGGACAATTATTTTTAATATGTGCGTCATCTGAATATTTCATTTGAACATAAAAATTATTAGTTTTTTCTTTACCCATGCCTTTTTTTAGAGATCTAAATATAGAAACACCTAATTCATCAGAAATACGTTCTGAATTACTTGTTGTAGGAGAAATACGCGGTTGGGTACAAACAACTTTGCCATTATTTTTCATTTCATAAGCTTTAAGAGCATACATTAATAATTTTGGAACTTGTGTAGATTTACCTTGCCCAGTTGCACCAGTTACATATAATACACGATGATGAATATAATGATGAAAAAAATTTATTTGAGATAACCAATCCATTGCATAAAACGAGTACCAAAGTTGATCTTTACTAAATAATTCAAAATAAAAAAAATCTTCTTTTATATTTGTTTTAGGATTATCCCAACGTATTTTTTCTAAATTTTTATATTGATTATTAGTTAAATAGTAATATGCCTCCTTCCAATGTTCATTTTTTCCTATTCTATCTTTCATCTTTTTATATATTTGTTCTTTACTAGACTTATAAGTACTTTTATCTGTTATATCTAAAACTATATTAAATTCAGATAATATTCCATTTTTAGTTAAAATTTCAAATACAATATCTAGTTTTATTTTATCCCAATCATCTTTTATTTCATTTATTTTTTTAATATAGTCAACATCTTTAAAAATCTTTAATTCTTTTTTTAGATTTTTACGTAAATTTAACCATGTATTTATATCATCATAATTTAAAAATTTTTTAAAAAAAATTAATTCTTGTTCTATCATAAAAGATATAGAATGATCTTCATGCGATACCCATGTGTCTTCATCATCAGTATAATGTGTAATAGATTTTGCAATATTATAAATATTTTTAAAACTTAATTTTGTATTAGGATAATAATTTTGATTTTTTATTATTTTTTTTATTTTTGTATCTTTATCTTCTTCTATAAAATAATCTCGCAAATATGTATTTTCAAATAATTTAATTGTTTCTTGTAAAAAATTCCATACATGTTTTATATTAATTTTTGATAAATATTTATTTATATCAGATATAGTAATTTCAGCTATTTTATCACGAATTGATTTATTATAATCTTCGTCATTTTCATCATCATTAAACTCAGTTTGTGTTAAAGAAAATTTATTAAAAATATTACTTTGTTTTAATTCGTTGCTTACAACTAATTTTTTAGAATAATTATTTGTTAAAAATAATAATATCTGTTTCCATAAATCAAATATAGAATTATTTGTTTGTAAAAATGTATATATATTTTCAATAAATTTAGAAAATTCAATTTTATCTTCTATATCAATATCATCATAATTAGAATATTTAAAAAAATTATTAAAATTTATATGATCTCCTAAATATTGAATAATATATTTACCATCAATTATAAAAATTAACCATTTTATATGTTTTATTTCATCATACATTTTTATTTTGATAGTATTGTATATATCTCCAAGATATAATCCATAATATTCATTTTTAATAAATTTATAATATTCGTCTGGTTTATTTAATATTTTTTTATTAGGGTCATGTTCGTTTTTATTTTCTAATATATTTAATCCTTCTTGGGTTTTTTTATATAATTCAGACTCTTGAAAACTCAAGGTTGGTTGTTTTTTTTTTGAATTTTTATATAAAATAGGTACAATATTAATCCAATTTTGATAATATTTACCATTCATTACTTGTAATGTTCTGGTTAATCCTAAATAATTATGATGAATGATTTTATAAATTAGTTTCATTTTACCATCTTTTTCAAATAGTTCTAATAAATTATTATTTGAACTATCACTTAATAATCCTAATGACATATTACTGAATTTAAAATCAGTTTTTAATATTTCTGTTCTGTTTTTTAAAGATAAATCTGACGGTATACTTGATTTTAAATGTGTATATAAATATTGATTTAAATCAATTAATTCATTTAATAATTTTCCATTATTTTTATCATCAATAAAAGGTAAAAGTATCATTACGACACCTTTAATATCTTGATACTTATTTTGCTCCCATTGTTTATAATAATTCTCATCTTTTTTAAAATAATTATAATTTGAAATTTTTTCAATAATATTTTCAGTAAAAAGAAATAAAACATCAAAATCTTGTTTATTTAAATTTGGAAATAATATTTGAATAGCATTTTTAATATTATTTGATAAGGTGGGGTTAATAAAATTATATTTTTGATTTCTAAAATGATCTAAAATTACATTAAATTGATTAAAATCTATATTAATATCTTTGGGTATTGTTATATCCATTATTAATATTATTCATAAAATAAATTTATTTTGATTTCCAATTAATGGGTTTAAATACCCAATTTGTATTTTCAAATATTTGTGTAAATCCTCCTTTTGGATATGATTGCAAATCATTAATTAATGGTTTTACATCACCAAATTTTTTTATAATTTTTAAAATTAATTTACATATTATATTATGAGTCACTAGAATAATATTATTATTATTTAAAGCATGTTCTGATATAATATGTCTTAAAATTATTTGTACTCTTTTATAAACTTCTTTTTCATTTTCTGGATAATTAAATTCTTCTGGAGCAAATTTTTCATTATAAACTGAATCATAATTAAACATTTCTGCTATATATTCAGGTAGCCTTATTTGATAAGAATTTTTAGGAATTTTATCTTTATTATTAATTTCACATAATGCATATTCTAATTTTATTTTTAATTTATATTCTTTACAATAAGGATATATAGTTTGTAATGTTTTAATATAGGGTGAACTATATATAATATTTATATGTTCTTTTTTTAAATCATCAATAATTTTTATTGAATTTTCAAGACCTTGTTTTGTTAAAGGAGAAAAAAATGTTGCATCTTGAGTTTTATCTTCATGACAAAGTATATATAATCTCATCTTATATTTGTTTATAAAATATATTTTATGATGTATAAATATATTTTATGATGTATAAATATATTTTATAAAGAACTAGAAAAATAAAGTTTTTATTTAAAGATTTATAAAGTTTAAATGTAATGGTCGTAGATAATACTTTATACGAAAGATTGGATGTTCAACCAAATGCTACTACAGCAGAAATTTTAGCAAAGGGAAAGAAAGCAATAATAAAATGGCATCCTGATAAAAATCCAGATAATCAAGAAGAAGCAACCAAAAAGTTTCAAGATATTAAAGAAGCGATTGATATTCTTAAAGATGACGAGAAACGGTCTCTATATGATAGTATAGGCATGAATTATGTAAAAGGAGAGGATCATTCACACAAGAATCAAGATAGTCCATTTGGTAACGGGCATCCATTTGGTGATGGATTTCCATTTGGTTCTGGTTTTCCATTTGGAGGTTTTAATGTTAATATGAATGGTAATCAAGAACGTAAGGAAAATATAATTGAAAATTTACATGTTTCACTTGACCAAATTTATAAACAAGAAACTGTTGAATTTAAATATAATCATAATGTATATTGTGTTAATTGTAACGGAGAAGGTTCAAAAGACGGTTCTAAACCTAATTGTAAAGATTGTAATGGTAATGGTTCAAGAATTCATGTTATTCAAATGGGTAATATGATTCAACAAATAGCTCAACCTTGTGAAAGTTGTAGAGGTAAAGGAAAAATTATTCCAGAAAATAATAAATGTGATGTTTGTCATGGTAAGGGTGATGTTTGTAAAGAAAAAACTATATCAATCCCTCTTAAAAATGGGTTTGGTAATGGTATTAAACTTGAAATAGATGGCAAAGGACATCATTATAAAAATCAAAAAACTAATTTAATTGTAGTAATAAATGAAATCCCACATAATATTTTTAAACGTAAAGGTAATGATTTATATGTTGAAATTACATTAAAACTTTATCAAGCATTATTTGGATTTGATAAAGTATTAACACATTTAGATGAAAGAAAATTACATTTACATTGCACCGGAAAAACTAATCCAGGAACTATAAAAAAAATTTCAGAAGAAGGTATGACAGATTTAAGAACTGGTTTAAAAGGAGATATAATAATTAAATTTAACATTGAATTACCAAATATTACAAATGAAACATTAATTAAAGCATTAACTTTAATAGATAAAAAAGAATATACATTAGAAAAAAATTTAGTAAAAGAAACCGATTTAATAAAAACATTATTGATAGATACTCAAAATACAGAGAAGTTTGATTCTAAAGAAAATCATGATCAAGATTCTGAAGAGGAAGATAATAGAAGTAATGAAGGACCACAATGCTCACAACAATAAATAAATTGATTTAAAGATTTATATGAATAATAATATTAATGAGTATAACTAACGGTAAATCTATTATCATAGAAGGAAATAAAACATTATTTTCAACTAAAGCAGCTGTTGATAGACTTAAACGAGATTTGAGAGAAGATAATAAAAAAAAATTAGATGTCAATGATTATTTTAAAGAAGGAGTTTCCTATAATATTATTTCTGATTCAGATACAGAAATGAAAATTCAACTAGTTAATATTGAAAAAAAACCAATAATAGATAATGAACCAATAATAGACAGTTATAGTAAGAAAAAAATGTTAAAAGAAAAACTTAAAATGATGAGACAAAATAAATTATCATTTTCTCAAATAACACAAAATTTAAAAAATAAAGTTCCATCAGATGTATTAGATGCATATATACAACTTAAAAAAGTTCATTTAAAATTACCAATATCAATACCTCAACCAGATGTTATATTATCAAAACCAGATGAATTTAAACCTGTAATTTATTCAATGATTCAATCATTTGGTATGTTTAAAGGAAAAAATAATATAATTGTTAATTATTACAGATTATTGGCTAAACATTTAGGATTACCAACAGCTTTTGTTCCTCCAAATCCACAAATTGAACAATCAAATAATCCATCAAATGAATTTATTGAAATGTTGAGAAAACAAAGAAATAATAATGAAACTGATGAAATAGATGACGAAATGAGTAAAATTTACGATACTTTAGGTATTAATACAGATGATAAAAATAAACCAGAAGAAATAGATGAAGAAATGAGCGAAATTTACAAATCATTATGTGTTAAATCCGAAAATAAAATGACAGATAATAATAAACCAGAAGAAATAGATGAAGAAATGACAAAAATTTACAAATCATTAGGAGTTCAAATAAAAGATTCATCATTAGAAGTAGATGTATAATTAAAAATACAAAAAATTAATTTTTTTATAAAATATATTATTTATTTTATAAATTAAATACATTACACTATTTTTGTATCTCAATATTACAATGTTTATTACAAATATATTGATTTAATCCAATTAATTCAATTATAAAATGTAAGAAAAAACCAGTGGCAAAAAATGCTATATTTAATCCAAAAGGTTTGTTATCATCTTTATTTTTTTTATTAATTGTTAAATTAAAAACAATTGTACCTATAATTAAAGTAATTATTCCAACAAATGATGCGTTTATGAATATAGAAGGATTCATTTATATAATGTAGATAAATATTTATACTAAACATTTTTAAATCTATAATAAACATATTTATAATAAACATATTTATAATAAACATATTTATAATAAACATATTTATAATAAACATATTTATAAT